TGATATAGAAGCTGTTAAAGATAAATTATCAAATTTACATTATACATCTCAAAGGAATTATTTTAATAGTATTATTATTTTATTGATGGCATTAAATGATGATAATAAATATGATAAACTAATTGAGAAATATAATGAAATTAGAGATGATGGAAATAAGAAATATCAAGATGATAATGCAACTGGTGTAATATCTGATAAACAAAAAGCAAATTTTGTTGAGTTATCTGAAATACAAAAAATGATTTCTGAAATGGAAAATGAAATCAAAGATAAAAAGTTAAAGTCAAAAGAAAATTTAGCACCAAAAGATAAGATGCTTGTACAAGTATTTATATTATTTAATATTTATTCAAGGTTACCCATGAGAAATGATGTATCTGGGATGACTATAACAACCAAGAGATTATATAATAAATTAAGTGAAGAAGATAAAAAAGAAAATAACTATTTAGTTGTTGAAAAAAATAAAATGTTTTTTGTATTAAATCAATTTAAAACTTCTGCCAAATATAAAGAATTAGATATTGATATCCCAAAAGATTTAGAGAAATTATTAAGGTTTTATATTAAAGTAAATGGATTAAAAAATGGTGATGTATTATTTACATCAACCACTGGGACACCATTATCCAGAAATGCTTTATCACAATTATTTATTAAAACATCTAAAAAATATTTAGATAAATCAATTAGCACCACGATGCTTCGCAAGATTGTATTATCGGACAAATTTGCTGATGTTAAAAAAGAACAAAAAGAAATGTCCAAAATAACTGGACATAGTGTTGAAACAATGAATAAAGTTTATGTAAAAGAAAAACAAGAAGTATAATATATGATTATATTAGATATATTAAATTATTTGTCTCTTATGATATATTTATCAATAATAATTTATTGTATAATAAATCTAAAAAATGAGAAATAGTCGGAGTGGCAGAAATAGTATATATATTGTTGCCACTCCAACCATTTTGTAAATTTTGATTTCACCATAAATAATTATAGCTCCAATAATTTTTAGTGTCTTTTAATTTATATGTTAATTGACCTTGTTTATTTTTAATACCAGATGCTCTTGCTCTGTATGATTTTCTCTGTTCTTTTGTTGCTGTTCCAGACCTCCAATCATCATAATCTTTATGACCAAAACCAATTTTCTTAAAACCTTTTTTATTGTCACTGCGAACATAAACAAAAAACTTAAATTTGGAATTAGTTTTATTTTTGAATGGAACATATAAAATTTCTTTTCCGTTTTTATCTAATGGCATTATTATATATATTATTTTTTTTTTATTAAATGTGATTTATCAATTTTATATGCTTTTGATGATTTATCAATAGCAGCATATACTCTTGCTATTCCCCATTGTGTTGCTGATTTAACTTGTGGTCTTACTGAACTTGGATTACTTTTATAAGCACCCTCACCTTTTGACTGTATGGTTTTTAATCCAGATAATTTATATCCAGATAATTTAGATATTTCAGATAATGAATTAGATTTATTTTTTGGTTGTTTATGTTTAATATTAAATTTTTGCTTATATGTGACCACCATATTATAATATTAAAGAAGATAATTTTTTGATATATTTATTTTCTATATATGCAACATCAACAAATTCATCTTTACCTCTTCTTGATGTTCCGCCTTTTCCATCAGTCCATTGGTCATTATTTAATTCCCAGTAATACATGTCATCATCACATTCCCAAATATAAAATACTCTTTTATTTCTTTTAACATATTCATCACCTTTATTTATTTTACTTATATTAACCATTAGAGTTGGATATTGTCCAAAATTAATTCTTCGTCTTTTATATTCAACACCATATTTCTTATTCTTAAAATCAATTGGAGCAAATTTATTCTTAATATTATTATTAATTAATGTATTAAATTTTAACTCTAATATTGGTTGAACTCTTGCTTCATTAGAAAATCCAAATTGTAAATCTTGTTTTTTTATAATATTCATTTATACATTAACATATATTTTATTTTGTATTATTAAACGATTTTTTGATAATCTAAATTTTTAAAATAATTTATTATATAGATTATAAAACAAAATGGCAGATAATCGTCCATCCCTTCTTAATATTAAATCTATGCCAGTATCAACGGCACTCCAATTCACCACTGATGTTCTTGACCCAGTTATTACTGGTGGTGGAGCAGATGGCAGAGGTTTTTCCAGATTTGAGCTTCAACCAAAAGGTTTTCTTCATCCAAATTCCCAGTTAGTTATTAAAGTAAAGAAATCTGGAACTGCTGGTATTGCTGCCAGTTCTTTTCCATTTGTAAATAATGGTCTATATTCTCTAATCCGTCGTGCTGTTCTTAAAACGGCGGATGGTACAACCATTTGTGAAACGGATGACCTAAATGAACTTTTAGCATGTAAATCACAATTTGTATCTAACTCTGCTAATAAAGAAAGAGAGCAATATAAAACTGGACGGCAGATGTCTTATGAACAAGTTTTCACAACTGGCAGTGGTCAAAATGCTGGTGGATATGGTTTATCTAATCATCGTGATTATGATATTCGTGCTGGTGGTGGTATTACAACTGGTTTTGTTCGTCAAGGTCTTTCTGTTGAAGAACATTTACTTAATGATAAAGAAAGTTCATTTTCACTATCACTTCATGATTTATTTCCTTATCTTAAATCTGGCAATCAGCTTCCTCTATTTATGATGCCTCGTGTCCAGATTGAGATTTATTGGGCAGACCTTGTATCTAATGCTCGTATGTGTTCCCAAACTGATGCTGATGCTGCCAATCCCAATAGTGTTTTCCCAGTTATTTCCCAGCAAATATATGCTGATTATTTATTTTATGGTTCTGATTTTATGGAAGATTACCGCCAGAAAAATAATGATTTAAGTTTCAGTTACATTGATTATCGTTTATCTAAAAATACTGTTACGGCAACAACTGCTGGCACCGCCCTTGTTAGAAATGTTGGTGGTAACGGAATGCAAGTTCTTAAAACCTTTGCCCAGTTTGGTCCGCCAGATACTATTGGACTTTCTAAAAATCTGCTTGGTAAATACACTGCTCTTGGTCCCACGCCAGATGGTGCTGATGGTGGCAGAACTAAACTGACCAGTAATCTATTTTACAATAATGAATTTCTTTATCCCCAGTCGGTTGTAAATTCGGCAACTCATTATCATCATCTAACAAGCACGGAAGGAGCACCAGCATATGTATCTCGTGAAGCATATTGTGGTGAAGGTTTAACCATTGTAGCATTAGCAGCACATAACTTTATGGCAAAAGAACAGCGTAGCAATTTACAATGTAAGAATTTCTGGCAAGGTTTTAAAATTATTGATGGACAACGACTTGATAGCAGAGGTATTGATTTACATACTCAATTTATTGCTGATGATGGTTCTGGCACTGCCACTGATACTGAACAGCGTGTCTGGTTAGAAATCCTCCGATTTGCCAGATTACAAAATGGTCAATTAAGCACCTTCTATTCGTAAATTTATAAAATGGTTGGAGTGGCAGAAATAATATATATATAATTGCCACTCCAACTATTTTGTGATTTTTGATTTTCTCTTTTTATTTGTGTTTTAATTTCCAAATTTAAATATATATTAATATATTAAATATGGACTTTGCTGATATACAATTGATTGAATGTAATAGGTCTCAATCTATTCAAGGAAGAAATAATAATGATACACAACCAGCAGTTTTTACATGTAAATTAGGTCAAGGTGTTAAATTAGGTGCTGGTGATACAGTAGAAATATTAAATGCTTTTGTTTCAGAAGATGGTTGTGGTGGTGAGAATATAGAATTTATTGGTGATTTTATTTATACAGATAATGGATATGATGAACAAGGTAATCCAGCAGAAATTGTTGAACAAGAATTAGAATTTACTAATATTAATATTGTTACAGATACAGCAAATGTAAAAGATTTCCAACATAGAGCATCAGCAGTAGTTGATAATGGTGCCGGTCTAAAAATAAATACAAAAGTAAAAAAGCAAGTAAAAGATAATGAAACTTTTGTTGAGCAAAGATATTATAAAACTAATAATGGTGAAGGTTGTTTATTTCAACCAAGAAATTATACAATGTCATTTTTAGGTGATAATTTATTTGCTATTGATGATGCGACCGGTGTTGGTGCTGACAATCCAAGAAACCAATTTCCAATGATTACTTTTTTTGAGAAAAAAGATGATGAACAACAAGGTGTTTCTTTTTTTAGAATTCCAGAAACATATAAATTTAAAGTTGCTGAATGTGATAGTTTCTTATATACATCCGGTGGTCCTAATACTTTTTGGAATGCTCCACCACCAGATGAAAGTTTTACAACAACTGAACAATGGTACAGACCAAGAACAAATAACAAAAGATTTACTATGTTTATGAGAGACCAAAATTATAAATTAAGAAGTGCTGCTCCACAAGTAACTGACCCAACTGACGATACAAAAACAATGAACTGGTTAGATTATCAAACATATTTATTTGATTTTATTGCTTCAACAGATTATGTAGAATATATACAATTAAAAAAGTTAAGTGTTGATGCTGGTTTTACAACTGCATCTAATATTGCTGCTCAAATCACTGAACAATTACAACAAAATGTAGATTATACAACATCAGAAGGTGAATTAATATTACAACCAGAAGTTTTAAAATGGGACCATGAATTTAATGGTGCTGGTGAGCAATCTTATGAAATATTTGCTGCCACAACAACTGAAACATATTTTCCTATTGAAAGTGGTGGGATGGGTAGAAATGATTATGAAACATTTAAATTAGTAGAAGATGCTCATACTAAATTAGATGCTGATACACAAGCAGATGATTTATCAGTAGCAGAAAAACAAGCTATAATAAATTATATTGGAACAACACAGTATTTATTTGTAAAAAGACCAGAGATGTTTATTGCTGGAAGAAAATTACATGAATATGACGGAACAATAACAACAAATACAAATGTTACATCAAATGTAAAATCATATATAGCAAATCAAATAACAAAAACAAATCCAAATGTTCCACTTGTAACTTCATTTCAGTTTAATGAACCAAATTTAAAAATGTTGAGTGATTTGTTCAAGGCACAAAGTCCTTATTCTAATGAACTTGGAATGTTTAAAGATAGATTTTTACATATGAATTGTATGACAACAACAAAATCTGGAACAACAGTTCTGGGTGATGATGGTTATGAAGGAGATGCCAGTGCGAATAAAGAGTTTTTTACATCAGCACCAATAAGATTTAAATATCAAATAGAAAAAGAAAATATTTATAATGACGGAATGCAAGGAACAAATGATTTATGCTATGGATTTGCCACCAGAAATGTTGGCACAACATTAGAAACTGGTGATGTTATTGATACAATTGTTGTACATCCAGAATTGGCAACATCTATTGTTGGAGGTGGCTGGAATATTCCAGAATTATTTGATGGTTTTGCTTTACTTGGTGGTCATACAATTCCATCAAATGATGTTATAGTGGGATGGGATAAACACGCAACCAGTTTCGGACAAGTTATGATGACAAGTATGAATGGAATGGCATATGGACCACCAACATCTTTGGTTAATAAAAATAATCCTCAATTCTCAACATATGTAAATACTGGTTCAGATTTTGCCATTCAGAATAAAACACCTTCAACTGATGGTGAAAGTAGGTGGGATGTAAATCATCAACGAATAACTGAATATCTAAATTTTAGATATATTGGTGCTAATAATCCATCATTAAATTTTAATATAGAAACTGGTTCATTTGGTTTCCAATCATTACATACAGCAGAAAATGTTAATCAACCTTGGGATGCTGGTAGAAGCACCACAGTATTTACACCAGCAACAGCAACTGTTCCAGCAACAACAGTTGTAACAAATACACCAATTTCAGCACAAGCATCAACAGAATGTTATAAAATAAATAAACGATTAAGATATAGTGATTATACACCAGATATGAAACCATATTTTGTTGATTATCCACAGAAATTAGTTTATACTTCTGGTGATAATCCAGAATATTTACCAGCTAATATGTCATTATTAGAAAAGGGTGGTAAATTTGCCACAAGATTAGATGATGCTGTGACATCTGTTGCTGTATCTAATCAAAATATTGAAGAAGGTGCTTTATTTGATGCTCATTGTGGTGTATTCTTAAACATAGGTAAAACTTGTCCGAAAAGATATTGGAAACAATCATTCTGGGGAATACTTGGATTTACATGGGAGCAGTTCCATCCAGAAACCAGTTCATTATTAAACAATGAACAGATTAGAGTTGGTGAAGATACAATGTTTTCTATGAAATATGCCACAACAAATTGTCAAGTAGTTGTATCAGATTTAAAAGATTATCCAATACAAGTATGGGGTGGGATTAATTATTCAACACAGATTGCTGCTCCGATGTGTGTCCAAATTCAGAAGATAGATGTAACAGCAGCATATGGTTTAAAATATAAACCTTATATTATTCAGAATACACAATCAATAACAACAAGAGCACAGAGAATTCCAAAACTAATGACCAGACCTTATTATACAATTAGGTCAGATATTTTAGATGCTAATAAATATGTTGGTGGTAATTCTGGTGGAATTAAATTAAGTTGTTTAGGTGTTGTAGATAAAATGAATGGCGACGGAGATTATTATTTTACAGAGAATGCTGGAATGGCATTCACAATAACTAATCCAATAACTTTAACAACTATAACAACTGCAATATGTGACCCAAATGGACGATTAGCAAATGTAAATGAAAATAGTGCTGTAATATATAAAGTAACTAAACAAGATAATACTGGTAAATTTGATATTGTAAATCAAATTTTACAACAAGAACAAAAATCAAAAAATAGGAAATAGTTGGAGTGGCATAAATAATATATATATAATTGCCAATCCAACTATTTTGTAATTTTTGTATTAATCAAATAATACAAGATATTTTCCAAATTTAACAGTTAATTTATTTTCATATTTCTTTTTATATTCTGCTTTCTTTTCTAATTCCCTTGCTGTTTGTTTAGATATTTTAGGTTGTAAATTAAATAAATTATTAGGGTGATTATTTAAACATTTACAAGCACGGCGAACAGAAGGTATGTCACCATATGGCTCAATAT